CACGATATATATAATCGTGTTATATGGATGTATTATACAAAAGACTAAATAAATACGGTATAAAATATAAAAATAATGGATAAAGTTTAAATTATGGCTGATGACACTAAAAAGCCAATGGGTAGACCAGAAATTATATTGACCGAAGAAACACTTAAATTAGTAAAGAATTTTGCAAAAATAGGCCTGAGAGTCAATGACATAGTATTGTTGCTCAAGGATATACAGCCCATTTGCAAAAAAACCTTGACTTCTAAATATGGAGATATAATTAGAGAAGGTAGGGCGCATTCAAAGACGGCAATATTAAATACCCTTTATCATATGGCTACCAGTGGAAATAACACCTCTGCTACCATTTTCGCAGCTAAGACAATTTGCGGAATTGGCGAGAATATGATTGATGATTTGAATATTGAGCATGACTTGAAAGAAATTGAATCTATAGGTACTAAAGATCCATTACAGGCTTCGAAACGATATATACAGATTATGCAAGGTGAGAAATGAGTACATTCGCAACAGCAACTGATAATACACAATTGGATTTAGATAGTTTGCCCGTAACTTTAGGTTATACGGGTTCAAATCTAACTACTTTGACTATTGTTTATCGCGAAAATACTTACATTCAAACTCTAACTTATTCGGGTGCTAACGTAGTGACAATATCAAATTGGATTAAACAGTGAGCAATCTGGCTGATTTTTACAAGAATCTAAAAATATTTGGCATCGAACGAGGAGCTGGTGGTGGCGATATGCTATCTGCTAATAATCTTTCTGATGTTGATGATATACAGACTTCACGTTTAAATTTGCAAGTACCTCGAACTTCTGAATTCGATGGTGATCCCAATGGAAATGTTGCTGGATTAGTTGGTGATCAAGTTGTTGATTCGACAACCACAAGTTTATATGTGTGTACAACAGCTGGTGATTCTTCAATAGCAATTTGGACATTGACAGCATCTGAAGGCGGGGCATTACTCGCAGCAAACAATTTAAGCGATGTTGCAAATACCGTTACTTCGTTATCAAATATTGGTGGACAACCTATTACAATTAGTGGCTCTGGAAGTCCAAATGGAATTGTTACTGGTATTGGTGGCGTAAGTTACTATTTTGATACGTCAACTTTTGATCTTTGGAAATGTAATACGACTGGGAATTCTGGATGGGAAAGATTAGTCAGTCAGAGCGATGTTCAAGAACCATATCGATTTTACGTTTCTGGAAATAAAGGTAGTGATGAAAATGGTACAGGTTCTCCGGTATATCCATTTGCGTCATATCCTGCCGCCGCCGCGGCCGCGGTATTAGTTGCGACGGCTTCTACTCCTGCAACAATATTTTTGATGGATTCTACAACTGTTTCTGGTGATGTAACATGGTATCCGTTTGTATTCATACAGTCTGATAGTCCAAGCACTGGAAGTCTAAGAGCGACTGGCAATTTTGTTTTAGACTCATCATGGGATACAACACCAAATCCTATATTTTATGCAACAAACGTTTTTCTACCTTCCGATGTTGGTGCAAATTATATTTTCAGTGTTTCTCAAAATGCAGTGATGCTGTTTTATAATGCACCCCATGATCCGTCATCATATGTTAACGTACGAGGAACTGGTTCACAGAGCCCAGAAATTTTTATCAATCTTCTAGACATTTCGATATTCAATCCTCCTATATTTTCAGTAGCAAATTTGGTCGGAGTTTTTGACCTTGCGAGTACTTCTAATTTATCAATGTCGAACTCAATTTCTTCTGCAAGCCAAAGTTTGTTGATATGTGCAAATAATTCTACGCCTGGCGCTAGTGGTGTGGTCTCGATACAAGGGGATGTCGGGGGACAAGGAGCTGTTCTATTTGCTCAAAATTGTAATTTAGACAATTTAACAATGGATGGAAATGTTTTATGGTTGACTGATGCTATTAGTTATACTTCAAACATTACATTTTTGAACGGTGCTAGTTTTGATTCAATAATTTCTTCAACTCTTTCAGATGGAATTTTTGCAAATAATAATTTCACGCCGGTTAATTATTCTTTACCTATTTCAACGGCATACCCACAAACGTGTATCACAAATAACTTAGCGGGCATTGATAATGCTTTAGCATCACTAGATACTTTTACAGCCATTACTCTCAAAAATTCTTCAGATCAAATAACTTTTGGTTCTACTAATACAACAATTCTTAATGTTAATACACCAGTATCATCTATTGTTTACACATTGCCGGACGTAAGAACCAATGCAAACTTTTCTTTAATAAATACTGCTGGAATACAAACATTAAATGGCCCGTTTGTTATAGATGACCCTGCAAATTTCAATATATCGATTGGCCAAAGTTCTATGGGTCAAAGTTCAACAGCTAATTACATGGTGTCAATAGGGTTGTTAGCTAACAATGCTGCATCATCTGCTACTACACAACAAACAATTTCTATCGGTGCATATGCGGGAACTTTTCAAACGGGTAATAGCAATACATTTATAGGTCCTAGCGCAGGATATGGAGGGTCATCTGGAGCTACTGCAGATAGTAGTGTAGGTGTGGGAAATAGTGCATTAAAAAATACGTATTCTGGTACATCTAATGTTGCGGTTGGAAATGGGTCTCTTGCAGGTTTAATCTCAGGGTCAAATAATATTGCGGTTGGAAATAATACGGGGATTACTTTAACAACTGGTAGCAATAATATTTTTGTGGGAAATACCGCTGGACAAACAATAGGTACCGGAAATACCAATAGCATTATCATTGGTAATAATGTTTCTACAGCATCATCAAATGAAATAGTTATTGGAAATAATTCTGCTACTCAAATGAGAGCAAATTCAGTGGGCGTAGTTTCTTTGGGAACAACAGTAAATCCATATAAATCATTAACCGTAGCAAACGGCGCGTCTAATTCTTTTACTATTAGTCCGAATACTTCAGCTGGTGCGAGAACATGTTATTTGCCAGATGTTAATTTAGATGGCGCTATCGCTATAAATTTATTACAAAATGTAGACGCGTGCAGTAATCTAATTTCATTTGACATTACAGTTAATTATTTAGATTTAGCAGGGGGTGGAAAAGTCTTATATGCATCTTCTGGATCAAATCAATATAGAATCAGAGACCTTAAAATAAATGGCGCAGGAATAGCTTTTATAGGCGGTAATCGGAATTTATCTATTACAGATGGAACAACTTCGTATAGCGTAATACCCTCTGCAAATTTACTTACCTTGACTAACCAAACCTGGGGGTCGACGGCATTGCCGTTCCCGGCTTCGGCTAGTATATCTCAACCAACTTCATCTGGGGCAAGTATAAGAGCAATGTATTCTGGAGGTACAACTGATTATACGGCGGGATTGATTTTCATAACCGGAATGATAGAAAGGATAGCATAATGAACTTACAATTTTCGGATATTTAATTATGAAAAATTTACATTCAAACATTATGAAGATGATAGAAACTTTGAAAAATAGAGTAAACAATATTAAGAACCAAGATACATTAAAGAAAAGCGCTACGAAAATAAAAGTTACAGACAATAAAAAGAAATAATGCCGTTACCATTTAAGTTTGATTTTAGAAATCCAGATTATGTAAAAGTATTCGAATATAGGGTCGATAAATTACAAAAAATAAGAAGCGACCCATCATGTTTAGTAGATTTGAAAGAGTACTATAAACATAACATTGCTCAATTTATTACTGATTGGGGTATGACATATGATCCTAAAAATGTGTCAAGTGGATTGCCAGCATTATGTCCATTTATTTTATTTGACCGGCAAGAAGAATGGGTAAATTGGTTTATAGAATGCTGGAAGAGTAAGAGACCTGGATTAACTGAGAAGTCTCGACAAGTCGGTATGTCATGTTTGACCATATCAACAGCGGTATCGATATGTTTATTTTGGGAAGGGATAACAGCAGGATTTGGGTCGAGGAAAGAAGAATATGTTGACAGGATTGGTGATCCTAAGTGTTTGTTTTATAAAGCTCGGAGTTTTTTATCTTTCCTGCCGCCTGAATTTAGGGGTGGATTCGATATAAAAAAACATGCACCACACATGCGAATTATGATTCCAGAAATGGGATCAATTTTGACGGGCGAGGCTGGAGATAATATTGGACGAGGTGGTACGACTAGTTTTTATATTGTAGATGAAGCAGCGTTTATAGCGAGACCTGAGTTAGTAGAAGCATCATTGTCTCAGAACACTGATAGCAGACACGACATATCCACTCCATTTGGTATGGATAATCCGTTTGCTTATAAGAGACATGAAAACAAGATTGACGTATTTAGTTTTAAATGGCAGGAAGACCCTCGAAAAGATATTAATTGGTATAACAAGATGTGTGATGTCATCAATGACCCGGTGATTATAGCACAAGAATTGGACTTAGATTATACGTCATCAAAAGATGGGATATTGATTCCGGCGAAATGGATACAGGCATCAATTGATGCTCATATGGTTTTAGGAATAAAACCATCGGGAACGAGACGTGCTGGTGTAGATATAGCAGATGAAGGAAAGGATTTAAATGCGATCGCATTTCGTCATGGAATTTTATTAGAACATGTAGAGTCTTGGTCGGGAAAAGATAGTGACATTTTCAAAACTACACAAAAAGTATTCTCTAAGTGTGATGAAAGAGAATATCAGGAAGTAGAGTATGACTCTGACGGATTGGGTGCAGGGGTGAGAGGAGATGCCAATAAGATCAACGAAGATAGACAAAATAAGCTTGTGTTTAATCCTTTCCGTGGTTCTGGTGCTGTAGATGATCCAGAAGGTGATCCATTCTCTAGTTCTATGAATGAGCGCGGAATTAAAGTTAAGAAGTTTAGAACAAATGCAGATTTTTTTGCTAATGCTAAAGCACAAGCATGGTGGCAATTACGAAGAAGATTCGAAGTTACGTATAGAGCAGTTATTGAGAAATTAGATTTTAATCCTGATGATATTATTTCTATATCTAGTGGATTTGATGAAAGAAGGAAATTGATTTCTGAGTTATCACAACCAACGTATTCACAAAATAATGTTGGAAAGATAATTATTGACAAAGCACCTGATAGCGCTAGATCACCTAATCTTGCTGATGCTGTGATGATAGCATTCAATACGAAAAGAAAACGAAGAAGTTTCTATGACATTTAAATTTACTAACATGTTCAAAAAGAAAGTTGAACAAGAAAATGTCACTGAGGAAAAAACTTCATTTTCAAATAAAAGTTTAGAGGATTTGTTTTTAAATGCTGTAGGTAATAAATCTGACGAGCCTATCATTATTGAGCAAGCTCTGAAGACTTCAATTCAACGAAGTGTACATGATGACATAGTAGATTTACCTGAAGGCGCCGCAATGGATAACGCATTTAATTCGTGTGGTAACCAGTTTAATCAGTTTGGAAATACTGTATCAGTTGCTAACTTAGCATGGTACGCATCGCAAGGATTTATCGGTCATCAGATGTGCGCAATTTTGGCACAACATTGGCTTATTGATAAAGCATGTTTGATGCCCGCAAAAGATGCGACACGAAAAGGGTTTGAGTTAACAGTTAACGATGGGACTGAAGTTGATCCGGCAGTTCTTGAAGAAATTAAGAAGTTAGATATCAAATACAAGCTTAATAAGAATTGTGTCGAGTTTGTAAAGATGAGTCGGGTATTTGGTATCAGAATTGCGATGTTTAAGGTTCTGTCGAATGATCCTGATTATTATTTGAAGCCATTTAATATCGATGGTGTAGAACCCGGGAGCTACAAGGGTATTGTTCAGATTGATCCGTACTGGATAGTGCCAAATTTGGACATGGAAGCTTCTGCTAATCCTGCAAGCTTATATTTTTATGAGCCGACTTGGTGGCAGGTTAACGGTCAGAGAATACATCGCAGTCATTTGGTGATTATACGTACGACTGAAGTAGCGGATGAATTGAAACCAACATATTTTTATGGGGGCGTTCCAATTCCTCAAAAGATATACGAGAGAGTATCTGCTGCTGAACGTACTGCTAATGAAGCACCGCATCTTGCAATGACGAAACGATTACTGGTGACAAAAATAGATTTAGGGCAGGCAGTATTGAATCAGCATAAGTTTGAACAAAGGGTAAGGCATGGTCAGTATTTCAGAGATAACTATGCAGAAAAGTTTATAGGGTTAGAAGAAGAAGTCATGCAGTTAGATACGAGTCTGGCTGATTTTGATGCAGTCATGATGTCTCAGTATCAGATTGTAGCGGCAGCGGCGAATGTTCCAGCGGTTAAATTGTTGGGAACTACTCCAAAAGGGTTTAATGCTACAGGTGAATATGAAGAAGCGAATTATCATGAAGAACTGGAAAGCATACAAGAGCATGATCTAACACCATTGGTTGAACGTCATCATGAATTGTTGATTAAATCTGAGATCATGCCGAAATATGGAATTGATTATTTTTGTACATCGATATCGTGGAATAGTTTAGATAGCTTTACATCAAAAGAGAAAGCTGAAATTAATAAGCATAAAGCTGAACAAGATGTTGCTTATATTGCAGCAGCAGTATTGAGTCCAAATGATGTAAGAACAAAATTAGTCAATGATAAGAATAGTGGATATAACGGATTAAGTATCGATGATGAAGATTTAGAGAATGAAGAACAAGAATTTTTTGGTGATCCTGATGATGATGAAAATGAAATGGCTGATCCAAATGAAAGAGAAATTCACGAAAAGAAATTAAAAAGATTCTGGAAATGAGTAAAAAACAAGAGAATACACCACCCATACACGATACTAGATATGATGGAACAAGGCCATCACCACCGCCTTCACCACTAGATATAAAATCAAATAACGGTGGATTTTTGGAAGATTATGTTAAATGGCTAGTAAAAAAAGAATTAAAAAAAATGAATCAAGAATGCAGGGAACAAGGTTAAGTTATAACGTTAGCGAACAAGCTGATTATGTCAGAAATATTAAGAAGTTGATGATGAAAGTAATCAATGAGACTGAGAGATCAGTTCTTAAATTGTTCGATAGTGATTTTGCAGAACAGTATTTCAGCTCTGCGCAAGACGAAAGTATTAGTAGCCAAGCAAGAATATTGACTAATAAAATAACAGATAAGTTTAGTCTTTTGTTTAACTTTAAGTCAAAACTAATTGCAAAGTTAATGGTAAAAAGACAAGTTCAGGCTAGCAGTATATCTCTTAGTAGAAGTTTACAGAAGTTCGGAAATGATTTGACATTAGATGTAAAAAAAATTAGTCCGACTTTAAAGGAAATTATTAAGGCTTCAGTTGTTGAAAATGTGAATTTGATTAAATCAATAAAAGATGAATATTTGTCAGATGTGAAAGGTCAGGTAATGAGATCAATAACGACAAATAGCGGAACAACTAATTTAATACCGGCATTACAGAAATATAAAGGAATCAGTTTAAGAAGAGCAAAAAACATTGCGTTAGATCAAACAAGAAAGGTCTATAACAATGTAAATGCAGAACGGATGAAGAATGCAGGGATTAACCAGTTTATATGGTTGCATAGCGGTGGTGGACAGAAACCACGTGAAGATCATATTGAAATGGATGGAAACAAATATAGTTTTGATGATCCGCCCATAATTGATAAAAAAACAGGATTAAGAGGAATACCGGGACAGGCAATAAATTGTGGTTGCACAATGAAACCGGTCTACGATTTTGGAGAAGAGGAAGAATATAATGCCGCTTAAGTCTGGGTCATCTGAAAAAACGATATCAAAAAATATCGGTGAATTGATTAACTCTGGATATCCAGAAAAACAAGCTGCTGCTATCGCATATAGCAAAGCAAGGGATAGTGATACTAATAGAGAAATTGACTTAAACGGATGGATAGAAATTAAGGATAATCCAATTTCGAAAGTAGGTGTATTTCCATATTCGGGCGCGCAGATTAGTAAAGATTTACCACCAGATGAAATATTTCAGGTTTATAGGCCCGAAGAAGAATTAAATAATGAGGAATGTATAGAATCTTTTAAATTAATTCCTTTTATTGATGATCATGTCATGTTGGGTCAAGAAAATAAGGGATATACACCAGCAGAAAAGAAAGGAACGGAAGGCGTTGTGGGACAAGATGTTTATTTTGATGATGGATATTTAAAGGCCAATATCAAAATATTTTCTGAAAGTATGAAGGACAAAATAGATTTATACGATAAAAAGGATTTGTCGATAGGATATAACTGTGTGTATGAGAAAGAGAGCGGTGTATATGATGGTCAACGATATGATTATGTACAGCGTAAAATTAGAGGTAATCATTTAGCTTTAGTAAATGAGGGTAGATCAGGACCTGATGTTTCGGTTCTAGATCAATTTGTTTTTACAATCGACAGTAAGGAGTTCACAAAAATGTACGAAAAAAAAGAAGGTTCTGATAACGAACTAACAATGGAAAATCTATCTGAAAAGATGGATAGACTAGAAAAAATGATCGCTAAACTTGTTAAAAAAGAAGTCAGGGAAGAAGAAGGAGAATTATTGGATACAACTGAAATGGAAGACAAAGAAGAAGTTGTTGAGAAAGAGGAAATCGTCGAAGAAGAAGAAGTTGAAGATGAAGAATCAGAAGACAATCTTAAAGAAGAAAAAGATCATAAAATGAAGGATCACAAAGATCATAAAATGAAAGACCATAAAGATGATAAAGACAGTATGGACTCTCGTTTGAAATCTCTTGAAAAGAAATTAAAAGCTCAAGCTATGGATTCTTTTAATTTGAAAACTTTAATGAGAGAAATAACAAAGAGAGACAAATTGGCTTCTGAACTTTCTCATCATATTGGTACTTTCGATCATGCTGATAAAACTTTGAATGAAGTTGCTCAATATGGTGTAAAAAAATTAGGGATCAAATGTCAATTAGGCCAAGAGCATGCCGTTCTTTCTGGGTTTCTATCACGTGGATTACCTGATCATGCGGGGAAAATGATTTCTATGGATTCTAAACATAAATCATCTGGTAGTCAGGTTCAGAAATATATCAATGGAGGTAAATAATCATGGGTATTCAAACTAGTGTAAATTTTGTACAAGGTTTCGGTGTTCCGGGTGAGTTGTATGATAATGGCACAGTGAGATGCGAACCATTTTCTTTGTTATCTGCTGATCCAACTACTAATATTTTCGGTACAGCATTTACAATTTTATCAGAAGGCGTAGCACAATCTGGTAATCCATTGGGAACAGCTGTGTTTGCCGGGATTATGGCAAATCCTAAAGCTGTTAAATCTGTCGGTATTATCGGTAATCCATTGGCACCTACTTTAACAGTACCAAATAATGTAATCGTTGAAATGTTAAACATGGGCTGTGTAATTGTTCAATTACCTGCGGCAGCGGCAATTGGTGATTTGGTTCTATATGACAACATTACAGGCGCATTGGAAACAGTTGCTCCCGGAACTGCATTGCCTGTTGGTAAATCTTCTGCTTATGCGGTCGTAGACAGATACACAGTGTCGGGTGCTGGTTTAGCGGTTATTCGATTAACTACAACCCCAGAAATTCCAGTTTAATTACAATAGGATAAAAAAACTATGAACATTATGACTAACAGTGTTTCTAAAGAGCATAGCTATATCTCTGGTAGAAATATTGCGCAATTTAAAAATTTTGATGTAACTAAAAAAGATGCGTTTGATGGGTGGGAAAAAGTTGGCATTCATTTTAATAAAGAACTTGCTCAAAGAATGGCATATGCAATGGATGATATTCCCTCCCCTATTACAACCCCAAGCATTGGGACTCCGGTGCAGTTTTTGCAAAGCTGGGTTCCTGGATTCATTTATGTAATTACAGCAGTCCGTAAGATTGATGAATTGGTCGGTATTGCAACAGTAGCAAATTGGCATATGGAGCAAGTAGTTATTGCCACTATGGAAAATTTAGGATTGCCACAGCCTTACGGTGATTACAATAACTTTCCACAATCATCATACAACACCAACTTTGAAACTCGTACTATTTTCCGAGGCCATGACGGTATTCAAGTTAATACTTTAGAAGAGCAAAGAGCAAGCGAGATTCGTGTAGATTCAGGCGCACAAAAACGTGAATCTTCTGTAAATCAGCTCGAAATTTTACGTAATCAAATCGGATTTTTTGGTTATAACAATGGTGCTGGTCAAACTTACGGATTCTTAAATGATCCTACGTTACCTGCATATGTAACGGTGCCATTGGGTGTTTCAGGTTTTACACAATGGTCAACAAAAACATATCTTGAGATTGTTAATGATATACAGATTTTCTCATCTGCATTGATTACACAGTCTAAAGGTAATATTGATCCATTCAAAGATGATCTAACTTTAGCATTACCGCTTGCTGCTATTCAGTATTTAAATACTGTTTCAACATTTGGTAATTCTGTACAAGAATATATCAATCAAACTTATAAAAACATGCGTGTTGTTGGTGCGCCAGAACTTGATGGTGCTAATGGTGGCGCAAATGCAGCATATCTTTATGCTGATAAAGTGAGTGATAATTCTACTGATGGTGGTCGAGTATTTTCTCAATATGTGCCAACTAAATTTATTTCGTTAGGTGTTGAGAAATTAACAAATGGTTATCGTGAAGCATATTCTAATGCTACCGCTGGTACCTATTTGGGTCGTCCATGGGCAGTTTACAGAGCATCCGGAGTTTAATTATGAACTATGTATATTCAACATTAAGTAGCACAAATGTTTATCCTGTTTACAAAAAAGAAGCTAGCGGCAATTCGACTTCTTTAAGAGATATTAGGATAAATGGAGGTGCAAATGTTCTTCAAAAAGTTGATGGCGCTTTAATTACTCCAAAAGGTGCAGTTACTCCAGTATCTGATGAAGATTTAGAATCATTGCAGAAAGACCCAACTTTTAGGCTTCATATGCAAAATGGTTATATCACTATTGACAGAAAAGATAAGTCTATCAATAAAGCCATTGAAACTATGGAAAAAAGGGATAATTCAACACCTTATACTGCCGAAGATATGAAAAATCCTTCTTTGAGAAAAAATAAAACTTTTCAAAAAGAATTGAAGGACGCAAAAGAGTAAATTAAATGGCAGTAATGTACACATTCGACGTCACTAGATTTAGGACTATGTTTCCAGAATATAGTGACGTTATCTTATATCCTGATCTTACTTTGCAAGGATATTGGGATTTAGCAACATGTTATATTTTTCCATTTGATGAATGCTGGTTGGCAGGCTGTAAAAGGGAGAATGCGCTATATTTCATGACAGCGCATTTAACTGCAATGGGTGACAATATTTTATCTAAATTATCGCCTGGTATTAGAATTTCTACGACCATTGATAAAATATCTGTTGCTATCAAACCACCCCCTTTTGCAAATCAGTGGCAATACTGGCTAGGTCAAACAGCTCGTGGTCAAGAGCTTATGGCATTTCTAAGCTTAGTGACTGTTGGAGGTTTTACAGTTGGCGGTGTGCCTCAGAGCCCAACTTTTAGGAATTCGTGGGGAGGTTTTTGTTGAAAGTAACACGTCAAATCAATCATGGCGGATTAGAAAAATTTTCAAAGTTGATTGGTGATTTCGATAAATTGAGTACAAGTGTGGGCTGGTTTAGTTCTGCTCAATATTCAGAAAATGGAAAAACTGTACCTGTTGCTACTGTTGCTGCACAAAATGAATTTGGAAACCAATCAAAGAATATACCGCCAAGACCTTTTATTAGATCGACGATTAATAAGAAAAAAAATAATTGGATGAAGATTGCAAGTTTGGAATCATTGAAAGTTTTAAAAGGACAGACAACAGCAAATAATGTAATGGAAGTGATAGGTCAAGTATCATCTGGTGACATAAAAGAAACGATCACCAAATTGCAAAATCCACCATTGGCTGAATCTACAAGAAGATCGAGAAGATCAAAAGAAAAGAATGGGAAAATTACGAATGAGAACACTTTGTATAAACCGTTAGTTGAAACTAAAACTATGCTTAACACTTTGACCTACATTGTTGAACAAAAACCATAATGAACATAATAAGCTCAAATTTATTAGCAGATGCGCTGAGCTTAATTGGTAGATCAGTATTATTGTATTACAAAGAAAATGGACGAACTTTGAACGATGTCGGTGAATATGTTGCAACATATGATTTGCCGATAAATGTAGAAGGAAGCTTTCAGCCAATACCTAGAAACTTGTACGAGAGTTATGGATTAGATTTTCAGAAATCATATTTTAATTTCTATGTTTTGAAAAATATTATAGACGTTTCACGTGGAACTTCTGGTGATAAATTAGTATTTGAAGGAGATGAATATCAGGTTCAATCTAGAACAGAATGGTATCCATTTGATGAATGGGAAGCAGTTTTGTGTGTGAAAATAGACAATGCTTGATAACGATCTGATTAGATTATTTTTGCCACTCTTGAATACTGGATTTACAGATTTAGGATATAGCAATATTACTGTGCAACAATCATTTCAGCCGACTTCTCAAGGAATAATAGATACACCGCTTGTTTCATTTTATAAATTGTATGACAAAAGATATGGATTCAAGAGTGACTTAAGCAAGTTAGATATTATAAATAACTTGATGATTAGAAGTGAAGTTCAATATTACGAAACAACTTTTCAAGTTTCGGCTTTAGTTAAGCAAGATCCAAATAATATTGGATATACAGCATCTGATTTGGTTAATACTGCTGCTTATATTATGCAAAGCACCGATACTATAGAATTTTTACAAGAAAATGATGTGGGATTATTAAGGTTGACTGATGTTAGAAATCCATATTTTTTAAATGATAGGGATCAAAATACTGCATCTCCGTCGTTTGATTTTACTTTAACGCATAAACAAATATTTACAAAAGAAGTTGACATCATTACACGACAAACTATTAACATATATAGGGTATAAAAATGGCTATTTCATTTCAAAAATATATAAATATTACTTCAGGGGTTGGCGGTGCTGCCAATGTTGGACAGCGTAGTTTATGCGGTCGAATATTTAGTGCTAATTCATTGATTCCAACTAGTACTATTATTGAATTCACAAATGTTTCAGATGTTGGGACATATTTTGGGACAACATCTGAAGAATATTTGCGCGCTGCAAATCCTTATTTCAGATTTATCAGCAAAAATATTAAAACTCCTCAGCTATTGAGTTATGCATTTTATCCTGCTGTCGCAACAGCTCCATTGATTTTTGGTGATACATCTTTTAAATCAATTATGCCATTTAATTTCATATCAACTGGCGCTTTGTCATTAACTCTTGGGGGAGTAACAAATGTATTGACTGGTATGGATTTTACAACAGCTGTCACATTAGTTGATGTTGCAACAATATTACAAGCTGCAATCAATGCACAAACTGGAATCATGTGGACTTCTGCAACAGTAGTTTATGAACCAATCAGAGGAAGTTTCAATTTTGTTGGTGGTGCTATTGGTAATGCAAATGTCATCCCTGCACTTGCAGGAATTGGACAAGAAATATTGAATCTATTGGGATGGGGTACACCTATCGGGAATGGTAGTGGAACTATTCTATCTGATGGTAGTGATGCACAAACTATTACGGAGTGCTTAGATTCTTCTGCGAATGCTTCTGATAATTTTGGGTCATTTTTATTTACAAATGGCTGTGCATTAGATTTGCCACAAACTGTAGAAGCAGCTTCATGGACTGATTTACAGAACATTACTTATAAGTTTATGGTTTCTATATTACCTGCCAATCAATCAACATGGAGTGCGGCATTGATTGATTATTCTGGAACCGCAATGACATTTGTTCCATCTACATTGGTCAATGAATTTCAAGAAATGACAGATATGACGATTTTGGCTGCAACTGATTATAACTCAATCAATGCGACACAAAATTATATGTATCAAACTAATTTCACTTTCACTCCGACAGTTACTGATACGCCTACATCAAATGCATTAGATGCTTTAAGGATTAATTATTGGGGTGTGACACAACGTGCAGGTTCTTTAATTGCATTCTATCAGCGTGGTGTATTGACGGGAACAACTACATCACCACAAGACACAAATACTTTCGCAAACGAACAATGGTTCAAATCTGCCGCAGGTTCTGCGTTAATGAATTTATTACTAGCATTGCCCAAGGTTTCTGCAAATAACCAAGGATTATCTCAAGTATTAGCCATACTGCAAAGTGTAGTGAATCTTGCATTATCTAATGGAACTATTAGCGTGGGTAAACCATTAAATATTACACAACAATTATATATTGGAAGCATTACTGGTGATCCTAATGCCTGGCAACAAGTTCAAAATATTGGGTATTGGGTGGGTGCTGATATTATTGCTGTTATTACTCCTAGCAGTACAACTGAGTACGAAATCAGATACACATTTGTTTACAGCAAAGACGATGTTGTTAGAACAATCCAAGGTTCGGACATTTTAATTTAATTATATTAGGATAAAAACATGCCAAACGATATTTCAGGTTACGGACTTATAGTCCAACTAGTCGCAACATCGACTTTTCCCTTCGGTCTATCATTGACACAATTTGCTGATGATGCCGATCCATTTGATTTTGCATCTATAAAAATTGCTGAAGCAGCTATGGGATTAAATGGTGATTTACTAACATGGTCAACAGCAAATCCAATACCTTTGACTTTAAGTTTAGTTCCAAATTCTGAAGACGATGTGAATATGTCTATTTTATTTGAGAACAATAGAGTAGGAAGGGGTAAAGCATCTGTTCAAGACATTATCACTATAAGTGGTATATATCCCAACGGTAAAAAAATAACCTTATCACAGGGCAAGTTAACTGATGGTATGCCAGGGAATTCAGTTGCAAGTGCTGGAAGATTGAAAACAAAGACATATATTTTCGCATTTGAAAATTTAACTTGGAGTTAATATGAAAAGTTTTGAGCAATTATTAGAACCATCTGAAATTATTATTCAGGATAAGACTTTTTACATATCAAAGTTTGATGCTGTTGGCGGTCGTGAGATTGTTTGCAATTATTTAAATTCGAACATTCCAAAAATTGGTAGCTATAAGTTAAGCGAAGAAATGATGCTCAAGTTGATGAACTATGTCGCAATTAAAACAGACGCGGGAACAAATCAAGTTCTATTGACAAAAGATTTAATTAACTCGCAGTTAAATGGTTTGAAATCTCCGTGGGAAGCGCTTGTTAGAATAGAAGCAGCGATGATCGAGTACAATTGCTCTTTTTTTCAGAACGGGCGAGTCTCGACTTTCTTGGAAGATGTCGCCCTGAAAGTGCCTCCGTTGATTACAAAAATGTTGACGGACTCATTGGGGCAATTGTTGCAGAAAGAAGAGCAACCCTCAACGAACTCAGAACCATCTACACATTAGAAGATGCGCTTGATTTGTTCGAGACGATAGCAATACCAAAGTATAACGAATACCTTGCTCATGAACATGCAAGGAAACAAGGTAATAAATAATGTTACTAGAAGTATTCAATATATTATTTACAAGTGATGCTAAAAAAACCAAAGATGATACTGATAAGTTAAATAAATCTTTGACGACATCTGAACAACTTAGTAATAAGTTAGGGTCATCTCTTGGAAAAACTATCGGAAAATTAGCTGGTGCGGCTGCGGCTTTTTTGTCTGTTGGTGCGTTAGTTTCTTCACTAAAAGCATCTGTAGCTTATGTAGATCAACTTGATAAAACATCTCGCGCTTTAAATGTTAGTGTTAAGGATTTGGATGCTTGGGGTAATGCAGTAGAAAGATTGGGTGGCAACGCGCAAGCCTTTCAACAATCTTTATATCTCACAAATACTAGGCTCAACATGATGGGCAGGGGAAGTGAGTCTGCAACTGAAGAATTATTGAAATTATCTTCTACATTTGAAAAGTTGAGCAATTCAAAGTCTTATCAATTGGGACGTAAATTAGGTCTTGATGAATCTACTATTTTGTTGTTGCAAAAGGGAAAAAGATCAGTAAATGAATTGATTAACAAGCAAAAAGAATATAATACCATAACCGCTAAAGACACAGAAATTGTACGTAAATTTAAAGAACAATTATTTGATACTAAGCGTGCATTTTCTGGCGTTTCTGAAAGTATAAATTCATTTATTTTGCCAGCGTTGTCATGGGTAGCTAGAAAATTTGAAGATGCTGGTAAGTTCATAAAGGACAATAAAGGATTTATAGAAGGCGCAATGATAGCCATAGGGGGAGCTATTACTGTATTTTTATTGCCTCCTCTAATAAGTGCGGCAGCGGCATCTATAGCTTTAAACGCTCCATTGTATGGACTTATAGCTATAGCTGCATTGATATCAACGGTTTTTGCTTTAGCTTATGATGATATACGTGCTTTCAATGAAGGTTTTGATTCAATGTATGGCAGGCTAGTTAAACAAGCTCCTGTGATACACGACACAGTTTTATCGTTAGGAGATTCTTGGAAAAGATTTATGGACGGCCTGTATGTGACAGGCGATGTAGTTAATGAGGTTTTATCTTCTTTGGGAAAATTTTTAATAGATGAAATAAAATATGCTATAGAATACATAGAGTATGTCATAGAAAAAATGTCATCTCTATATAAAAAAGTTACATCTGTTTTTGGAAATAGGAATAGTGATTTAAAAGCTACTGTAAACCATGAATTTGGATCAAAAAGTAATTTACTTGCAGGTAAAAATACTCTTGATGCAATAAACAGTTATCCAATAACTTCC